CAATGACTGGAGAATAATAAGAACAGAAAAGTATTGGGCAACAATAAGCGGAAAAAGTGAATTAGAGCGAATGGAATACACGTTGCAATGTATCTTGCATTATAATAAAATGAAGAAATAAATCATTGCTGCACCTTGCGATAGCCTTGCTTCCAAAGAAACCTACCCAGTGCCTCACCTTCAGCATCTACCTTTTCCTCACTCCATTCCGGTTGAATGTGATGAAGATACTCATGAATGAGCACAATAAGGTAGCGCATAGGTGGCAACGTTGGATCTATCTCAATGATGTTATCGCAGTACAAACCATCCGCACGTTCCCTTCCCAACTTTCGCTGAATGACTTTTGGATGTTGCTTGCGTTTCATGCTATCTTTGCGCTGTTAGTGTAATTGCTAATTTGTTTTTGTTTATTATTGATTAGACTAAGCCCCTGAAACGTCGGGGGCTTTTTCATTATCTAATCTTGCCGTTTACTATTCGGTAGTTACTCACTTCAAATTCGCCTGTATCTAATACCTTGACATGGGCAAAGCCATGATGGTGTTTGTTGATGGGCATGTAGTCAGGATGCAATTCACATAGACAGGCAACAGACCAGCATGTTGTTATCTTGCCGTTGATGTTTGGCTCTGTGTGTTCGCTTGCCTGATGATGATGACCACACAATGCACTGTCTTTTGCACGCAGGAATAGACCACGTGCGATGTTTACCGGGCTGAATACAGATGCGCCCAATTCATGACCGTGTAGAATTGTAAGCTTACCTGCGTGAATAATCTGCTTATCCGGTATAAAAGTGATGTTGTACTTATCCAAATGCATCAATGATTCAAAGTTGAATTCATCCATGCCCAAAAGGTCAGGAGCATTGCGCATGATGTAATGGTCATAGCGTACATCATGATTACCGCACTTGTAATAGATAGCAGCATTCGGGAACAGCTTGCGCAACGTGCCTAAAAATTGGCGAGTCATTAGCACTTCATGCCCAAAGTTTCGTTTGCGTGGATCCTTCTCAAAACGACTGATAGCATAGAAGTCTATGATGTCACCATTCAGCAGGATTGTATTGACGTCATTGTCAAGTCCGTACTTCAGTGCCAGCGTTAAAGCTTGAATGTTGTGATACGGCACATGGATATCCGACAGCAACAGAATGTTATTGTGGTTTATCGGGAGCTTGTAAGGTTTGTAGTTAGCTTCCTGTGATGGTGGCAGGTTAAGTGGGTTAGCAGCTTCGGGCACTAACTCATTTGCCATATTTTGAAAATCGTAAATGTGATTGTCTAACTTGTGCAACGGACTAACAGGATGTTTTTCCTTTGCCTCCATCTTTGTAACCCACCTGCGATAGGTTTTTTCTAATGAATCCAGCGTCATGTCGAGATTATACTTATCAATCACTGCGCGAACGCGATGCGAAAGGAATCCTGTTCCATCATGTATTTCACGATGGTACTTATCACGACCTATTGTATTCATAACAGTTATTATTTAGCCTTCAAATAGCCGTTCAATTCAGCAAGTGATGTGCTGATTTGCGCTATGTGTGATTGAATCGAATCAATCTTCCCTTCCAGCTTAGCATTCTTTGAATTCAATTCAGTTTTTTGTTCCTTCATTGCGTCGTTAATCATTTCAATTTCTCTTTTGTGAAACGTTTCAATGCTGCGCATCTGCCCGGCTACCTTGTCAACACTGCGCTTCAAAGCGAAATAAAGCGATGCAAGTGATACGCTTGCACCTATTAAAGTAATCAAATCACGTAGTTCGAATTCCATAGCTATAGTATTGCAAAATATATAGTAGAAAAAGCTAGTCCTGTGATACCTAATGTTAGTGCTGTGTTGGAAATTATTAACCGTCTATTGCTTTTTTTTAGCTTATTAATCTCCGCATCTTTCTCCGCATTTATAGCCTTTTCAATGCTTTGCTTATTCTTGTAGATTTCCGCTAATGTTTCATAACTCGTCGCCTGAATGCCTGTAATCTTTGCGTAGTATGTAACCTTTAGCCGTTCCATTTGGTATAAGCTGTCGATGTCAAATGCAGTCCGATACCAATACATCATGCTATTGAAGTTGAGATTGAAAAGCTGCTGATCGTAGGTTGTAAGTTCGGGTGTAAAATCCTGCTTTAAGTAGGCTGTCCGATTTTTTGAGGGTTGCCCTATACTGATTAGTGGCGTTAGTAGGAGAAGCAGAAAGGATATTGTAAGTTTCATTGCGGTAGATTTCATTAGTGATTTGTTGGCGTTGAATAATTGTGTCCTGATGGATTTGCAAGCTGTCAATTTTCGAGAATAGGCTATCAGTTTTAGCGTTATTAGTTTCAATGATTTGGTACAGCGAATCATTGATATCCTGTAACCTTTTTATAGCAGGATTTGTTACGGGCTTATTGCATGTTTTAACGCTAGTGAGGATAGTGAATAGAATAATACTAAGAGCTGCTACAAGTAGCACAGTGTTTCCTAATTTGTTTTGCCCCATCGCGTTATGTGTAAGTTTTTGGTTAGTGGTCTAATCTTGTAATACACTCCATCACGCGACCTTGAGTCGCGCATGCCCTGTTCATTTGTGTTGCCTTCAATGGTGCGCACTGAATACTTGCCTACCCTGTCCACGATGCCAGTGTGACCGATACCCTTGAAACGTTTGCGCCTGAATTCGGAATAACTTAACGTCATTACTAGCACATCCTTATCGCTGTACGATTGCTTGAATTTACCATCAGTAAAAATCACATCGCGCTGGTTATATGCAGTAGGCGACCAACCTGTGATTGTATTTGGAACGCCACACTCATTGAGCATAGCCATGACAAAGAAGGAACACCATGCGTAACCGGGTATCCACCCTTCTTGCTTCATCAATACCTGCAAAGCAGCATCATTGAAACCTTTGTTATTGCCGCCCTTCTCCTTTACACCTACAAATGATGAAGCTGTTACCCTTACGCAGTAGCCGTCATCAGCAAGTGAAGTACAAACAGGAATGCAGCAAAGTAGAACGCATATAAGACCAGGTATAAGACAACCTTTTGCCATGTGGTTAAATAGGTGTTTAGTTCATACTTAATTTCTTTGCTATAAACTTCGCGTTGCAATGCCCTAAAATTTAAACGGATTCCCAAAAAGGTAATAAAGTTAGCAAACACCATGATGAGCGAAGCCAGCACGATGTATTGCACGTATTCGGTAGATATGAGCGCATCGCCAAAGTATTCGGCACTCAATGTACCTGCAATGATGAACAGCGCAAATGCTACCGGTATTGACCACAAGCCATCGAACAACTGAAGGTTGTATCGAATCAACTTGTAAGTAATACTTGACTGTTCACTTTTTGGTTTTGTCTGCTTCTTTGTTGACATTGCTTCTCAATTTAAGTGACAGTTCACGCTCATACTTGCGCAAACGTTCAGTGTATTCTTGCTTCAGTGTTTTTTTATCACTCATGGTATACGATTAAGGATGTTACGTGAGTAAGTAGGGCGAAAGCTGGTAGCCGTGTTGCCCGATGAAAACTGATAGTTGAGCGTATTGGTCACGTCTGTACGTGGTGAACGGTCAGGCCACTGCGCTGTTGAGTATTCAGGGAATAAACTGCTATTCGCACACAAGTAATCGACTAACAAAGTGGTGTAATGCTCCGCGTTTTGGCGTGCCCGGTCAATCATATCCTTCATGACCAAGTCCGAAACGGGCACAGTGTCTTCACTTTGACGTTGAACCAGTGTGCCGTTGTCCATGCGATAGCATAGATTGGGTGTAACATCCACCATAACCCACCACAGCAGCATCTTTTGAATGTAATCTTCCAGCAATGTTTCGTAATTACCGCTTATTGTACCAGCAGCAACATCGTTTTTAATCTTATTCAAAAGGTCAGTTCCCAAAAAGGGAAGTAGCCATTTGTCCTGTGCTAAATAGATTGATGGGTAAAGAAGGTTTGGATCTAAACTACCGTTGATGGTAGTGTACTTCTTCACGTAGTTTTCGGATATTAGTAATACTTCAGCCATAGTTTTGTTTATTTATCTCCGTATATAGGATTGGTTGATAGGAAGCCATTGTTATCTTGGTCAATAGGCAATTTTGCTACACGTCTATCATTACGGACCTTATACCCCATGCGTTCAGCCATGCTTACGGCTATACGTGTTGCGTCAGGGTCATTGGGGTTAATCTTTGCACCGCTTGCATCTACATATACGCGCTTCTCCCAAAAATGTTTGCAGTTACCACCGCCTTTGTAGAACCAAATGTCGTATGTGTTTGCACCTTCAGGTCCCCATCCGGGATTGACTGCAACATTCTCCATTGCCACTATATCTTCTTTGCGATAAAGCTTACCTGCTTCAAGCATCTTGCGGCAGAATGGGCGCATATTATCATGCCTAAAGTCACCTGCGTAAACGTAACGAGTAATAAAGTATTTGCCATCAATAATAGCATCTTGTTCACTCTTTGCAGCTGGCCTAGCAGCACCTGTACGCACCGCAAACTCATGCTCAATTTCTTCATCTGCGTTGTAACTGTCTATAAGTATCCAATCCTCACTAGCATCTTCACCCAACGCTATTAGCGCATCGCCTGCTGTGCTGTCATCTTTTTTTTTTAACTCAACACTAGATTGAATCACTTCCGTAGGCAGCAATGAGCCGGGTAAAACATCGGCAAAGATTGCATCGATAGTAGCGGCTGGCAATGTTGGAAATGCAGCCTGTACGATTGCTTTTGCGCTGCTCACAGGAACAGCACCTGCTGAACTTTGCATGACGATGTCAATAAGTGAACTAATCTGCGCACCATTTAAAGCAGTAGCAGCCACATCGGTAGTAGTTCCACCTGTTACATCCACAACAGCTTCAGCCTGTTCAACTGCCAATGGTGTGTTTGGTATAATCTCAAAGGTTACACCGGGCATTTGATTGCTAAGCAATTCTTCTAAGCTGTAATTAATCTTTGCTTGGTACGGCTCAATCACTTGTTTGTTGAATATCTCCAAACCGACAGCCATTTCATCTTTGTTGCTACCGAATCCTGTATTCTCACGTATACCAAAAAGCAGTGGAGTGGTAACACGATGCGCAGTGATAATCTTTTGCTGCGCTGTATCAT